ATCCACGCACCACATAGTGTGGTATATTTATACACGTTTTTCGTTAGAATCCAACATTTTTGCGCTTTCCGCTAAAAAAAATGCTGGAGTAGATCCATCAAACCCACCACCAAAGTTCAAATGGCGAACCAGTTCCTTAGCTTTACGAATTCCAAGACCTCGTTTAACGATCTGGTCTGTCTTGGTTTCAAGGATGTCACCACCAATTTCTACATAACCGGCGCCAATATCAATCATCTGCTTGTCATTCACGATCTTATAATTAACCATTAATCTTCTCCCATACAATACCAAAACAAAGTTGCTGCATCTTACGATGAAACCAATTAGGAACCCGGTGGTCCTCTACCATCCAGTATGTACCTGGATGGAGTTGACATTTCCACTTGTAGACTGGCGGTTTGATAACCGACCATTGTGGTTCAGGTTTGACTGACATTTTTTCAAAGTCCATTACTTAAATCCTGAAAACTTGTTTTTGTCAAATTTTGATGCTGGCTTGTAGTCATTCTCATAACGTTGGCCAGCAGTCGACTTGTCAAAGATAGGTGTGTCATCAACAAGATCATCTTGAGCAGACTCCTCAGTGTTGTACAGTTTCATCTTAGAGTAGTCAACACCAATGACGAACCGCTTGTGTGTGGCTGGATCACCGTAACGGTTCTTCAGCTGCTTCACCATGATCTGACCGAGTTGCTGAAGCTCCTCAGATGAGATCAGGGCAAACATGAAGTCGGCCGTGGCCGGTAAACCAAATGACTCAGACGTATCCTCGAGACCGACATCAGATGATGAATAACCTGTACGAGTTGTCTGAGTGGCCGATACGATAGGAACGTTACACTCAACTGCCAGACCACGAAGTTCTTCGGCAATAGCCTTAATCATCGTGTAGGAGTTGACGTTCGAACCTGCCTTGATACGTGACGACATACAGATATTCAGGTAGTCAATATAGATGATATCAGGAGTAAAGTTCTTCTTGATCTTTAGCTCATTGATAAGGTGACGGAAGTTAGCCGAACCAGCACACGCAGTCGGATATTCCTTGATAATCAACTTACCCTTGGCACGTTGTTTGACACGACCCATGAGTGTATCATAAGTTGTCTTAGGAAGATCACGAAGGTCATCGGTAGTCATACCAAGTAAGTTAGTATCGATACGTTCGGCAATCTTCTCTTCGGCCATTTCCATGGTAATGTACAGCACGTTAAGACCAGACATCAGGTTACCAGCCGCACAGTGACACATGAACAATGACTTACCCACACCTGTGCCGGCAAGAGCAATGTTCAATGTCTTACGTGGCAATCCACCCTTGGTAATCTTATTGAAGAAGTCAAGATCAAACGGGATCTTTACCTCTGTACGATGGTAGAAGTCAAACCGACTATCTGAATCATCCAAGAAGTCATGGCCGATGCTCTGATCGAATGATACGGCCAGAGCATCGGTCAAGATCTGAGGAATGGATCCTACAGAAATACTATCCTTCTTATCGTCAACCAGCTGGATTGATTGCATGAGAGCATTATAAAGAGCCTTGTCTTTACAAAACTTTTCAGTCGAATCAATTAGCCAGTCAACGTCACGGTCTTCACTCTTAGCAAGTTCAGCAATGATACTTTCGGCACTCTTGAACTGGTCATCAGTCAAACCGCCTTTGTTATCAAGGTCGATGCTTAGTGCTTCCTTTGAAGGGAAAGAACTATACTTACTAACGTACGCATCGATCAACTCAAAGATAGTACGATCAACATTATCAGTGAAATATTCAGACTTCAAGAACGGAATTACTTTACGAGCATACTCCTCATTATTAACAAGATTTCCAAAGATAACGTTTTCTATTTTCATCAATCGTCCTCGTCTAGTATTAGATCTTCAATTACATCTTCAGCCTGCATGATAGAACCTGCAGCTACTGCATACTTCTTCTCAATGTACTCATTGAACTTAGCACACTGAAGAATTGGATGCCAGAAACCGAAATCGTATGTGTCAGCCATACGATAGCTCTTGTCAAGGATCTCACCAGTCTCCATATCAACCTTCTGGTACCAGCCAACCTTTGGCTTGATTACATGGCCAGACTCAAGAGCCATGTCCATCAGACCAGACCATTTGCTAATACCCTTATCCCACGATACTTCGATAGGAATCTTGGACTTCTCTTTAACGAACCGACTCTTCTCAACATTGATGATGAAGTTATAACCAGTAACGTCCTTGCCGTCCTTCTCTTGCTGACGGCCGATGATAAAGATATTATCAGCTGAGTAATAGATACCTGTACCGCCAGATACAACAGCCTTCGAGTACATTTCCTGGGTCTGATAGGTATGGTTAACCACAATCATAGGAATGTCCTTAAGGTTAAGGTGAGGCGTAACCATACGGAACAGTGACTTGAGTTGCTTCGCACGAGTCATGTCAGCAGCAGAGTTTTGCTTCAGTGCATCCTCGACTTCCTTCTTCGAGGCAAGGTTACCGACTGAGTCGATCACTACAATGACACGGTCACCACGCTTGATCTCCTCAAACTGATGCATGATGTCGAACTTGAGTTGCTCAACGTCAGTGATCGGCGTATGAAGCACACGAGATGTGTCGATGCCGAACGAGTCAAAGTATGACTGCGGCGTGCCGAACTCTGAGTCATAGAAGAGCATCACTGCATCTTCGTATGTGTCCATATATGCCTTGGCCATCAAGAGACTGAACGAAGTCTTGAAGTGCTTTGATGGACCTGCCCAGATAGTGAGACCTGGCACGAAACCACCATTGATTTTGCCACTTAGCGCAATGTTGATTGCTGGCACGGTTGTACGCACCATGTCCTTGGCATTAAAAAACTTAGAGTCTGATAAGATATCTGAGTCTTTGATTGTAGTATTTTTACGTAGTTTATTTAATAGATCCGACATATGTCCTCCTTGTATTATCAGTATAGCACGAAATATGAATAATGTACATCAAGAATTGATGACAGTCTGCAACTTTTTCTTAAATTCTTCAATCTTAGCTGCTCTATTTGGCCAATGGATATAAGCATTTTTGTCTGCGTCTTTGACAAGATTATTTAAAAGTGGCAAGACCATCTTATAAATTTGTTCGGCCTTGAGTTGACCTTCTTGTGTTGCTGCCTCTGCCTGGGCAAACACGTCATCGCTAACTGATGTAAAGCCGAAGTCGAAGTCGTCTAGTTCTGTAATATTACTCATGAAAAGAAATCCTCTAATGATGCACGTTTCTCTACGTGCCAGCCGATGGTATTGATAATTGATTCGATAGGTTTGATGTATGCCTTGTCGAACTGCAACTCACGGTTGATGAACGGTTCTAGACCAAACTCTTTCGGGAGTGTAGACGGGCAAGAGATGACATGTTCCTTTGTAGGATTCGGCTTCTTAAGATAAGCGAACTTAATCTTTTCACCTGAGCCGATGGTTTCATATTTATTCTGAAGCTTGAGATCCTTGACAATTTTATTGTAGACCACGGCCCCACGTACGTGGATGGGACAACCAGACTGGAACTGGCCGGCCATGAAGTATTTCTCCATGTCCTTCACAGAACTGGTAAAGGCAATCTCATCGAAAGGAAGTGTATTGAACTTGACACGGAAGTCAGCAACATACTGGTGAAGTGTTGCCTCATCCTCGTTCATGATAATCTCAAGGGACTTCTTAATAGAGTCACGGCATGACGGAGGAGTCGATGAACGAACAGCTTCGATGCCCATCATCTTGAGCTTTGGCTTGTCGTACTGCACACCCTCTGAGTTCCAGACGTTGAGGATGTACATCTTCTTTGCCTTCCAGATACCCTTGTTGGCGATGTTCTCACGCTTCATCTGCATCTTCTGTGCATAGGCATGCATGTTGTCTGCAAGTTCTTGGTAGGCACGATCGATGAATGGTTCGATCTTTTGTCGGCATGCCTCGTCGATAAACTTTACGATATCGACATCTGCTGCACCGTTAGGATACATCATGTGGACCAGATACTCAAGCGTGATATAGATTGAGTCGGTATCTGATGCGATAACGTAGTCCATGTTCTCGGTCTTGAAGAGACGGTTGAGATACTCGTTCATCTTCTTCTCGATCCAACGGATGGATAGCTGACCAGACATAGTGATTGCTTCAGCATGGTTGATGTCGAACCAACGGAAGTACTTGTTACCGAGTGCACCGTAAGCCGAGTTTAACTGGATCTTCTTGGCCATCTGCATGTTATCAAGACGGGCAATCTCTTTGAGAAGTTTCTTGTCCTTAGACTTCTCGTATTGCTTTTTGACCTCGATCATCTCTTTCTTGTAACGAGTACGATCATTGTACATACGGTCCATCAGGCTAGGGAGGAAACCACGTTTCTCCTTCGAATATATACAAAGGTTGGCGGCGAGAGCACAGTTCGTTTTATCAAGATATTCACCGAACTTCTCTGCGCCACCAACAAGTAGGTCGTCGATCGTCACCTTATCATTCAAGCGAGTAACAAACGTCTCGGGGGAGATATTGTACTGCATGATAAGGTGGGGGTAAAGGGAGTTAAGATCGAACGACACAACCCATTTACTCAGACCAGTCTTAGGCTCCTTGACGTGACCGCCGACTAGTGTACCATCATTAGATTTACCGAATGGATTCACAACGATGTTACGATCCATCAGGTAGTTGTGGGTAATGATATCCCACTGCTTCACGGATGCAAGACAGTCATTGTAGTTGATCTTAGCATCGTATGCCATAGCATAGACCAGCTCGATCAGCTTCAGCTTGTCCTCAAGCTTCTCTACAAGTTCCACGTCATGGATGTTGTATTCCATATACTTTTGAAAGTTATTGAGACGAAGATCATCCAGGTTCTCGTACTCTGAGTAGTCAAGCTTCTGCTCACCAAGTTCTACCATAGCAATATGGTCGAGCTTGTACGACTCACGAGTGACGTACGTGAACTTCTTGTAGAGTTGCATGTAGTCAAGAATAGTGACACCAACCGGTGTGTATGCTAGTTGCTCACGTCCACGGACAGGCACCCGGTACTCTTTGAGAATCCCCCAAGGCGAAAGCCTGAGAGCAGCGTTTTCGCCGAGTATACGTTTGATTCGGTTGATAATGTATGGAATGTCGAAGAACTCGATGTTCCAGCCGGTGACAACGTCAGGGCTGAACTCAGGTCCTTCCCAAACTCCCAGAAAGGACTCGAGGAGGGCGGTTTCATCTTTACATTTAAAGTATGTGACATTGGGTTTATGCTCCTTATATTCGCCGCAACCAAAGGAAATCTTCTTACCATTGCGGCCGATGGTAATACCTGTAATCTCACTGTTAGCCGTCTCGATATTTGGGAAACCGTTTTCAATACTGGTCTCGATATCGATAGAGCATACAGAGATTTGGGCCGGATCATATTGGATCGTGCCCTTATAGTTATCATAGATGTACATGTATTGAAAGTCAGCCAAGCCATAAATACTCATGCCGCTGACATTGT